AGTGGCACTTGGGCGGTGTCTACCTCTCCGACTAGGCTGGATCTCAGCCGCCCGGTATCGACCGGGGCCTCGCGCTTGGCTTCATTGCGGATCGTCTCCGTCGCTCTCTGAAAAAAGATCCCGAGCGGCTTGCCGATCAGATCGGGTTCGAGCTTGCGGACCAGCTCCTTCAAGCCTTCCACGTGGACTTCCATCGCCTGCGCCATCAGACCGCCACCGGGATCATCCTGATAAATGATTGCAGCATGAGCCGCACGTCCGGGTCGAGCCGTGGGATGACCATGAGCTGCCCGAGTTCGGCGGATCCGACGACCCCGAAGATGGCGTCCTTGCGCTTGAAGAGTCGTTCGCTTTGCAGGAGGGCGGCCTCCAGGATCATGGGCGGTGCGGCGGTCGAGGCTCCGGTCACGTAACCGAAGTCGGCCGTGAGCTCAACACTCTTGGCCTGCCCGGCGGGGAAGCTGTAGAGGCCCTTGGGGGTCGTGGCGATTCGGGTGTAAGGCTGTGGCTGGCTCTGGCTCGGGGCGTTGAACGGGAGTAGGTCGAAGTCCGTCGTCGCCCACGTCCGCTCGTAGATCCGGTCGCCGTCCTCGTCGGTCTTGAGAGTTGTGACCGCGGTCAAATCATCGGTGAAGAGAAGATCGCCAACTTCAGGAGTGTAGTAGCGGACCTGGGCGGCGACCTTGTAGAAGTGGCGGCCGCAGTGGGCATCGACCCAGCGCGAGACGCCCTCCAGGACGGCGCTCAGGATCGCGTCGTCGGTTGTGTCGGTGATCCCGAGGCGGGCCTTGAGGTTGGCGAGAGTCCCGTATTCAAACGCCACGGTCAGTCATCGCTGGCGTTCGCCCAGGCATTGACCGTCCCGCTGGTGTAGGCGCTGATCCGGGCCCGGACCTTTTGCAACCCGCCGACCTCGTCCAGCATGAACAGCCCGGCGACGGTCGTGGTGAGCGCGCGGGCTCGGGTCGCGGACGCCAGATCGGCCAGCGCCGCGCCCGCCCAGGTGGCGCCGTCCATTGTCGCCTCCCAGGTGATGGTCCCCACGAAGGTCCCGAAGACCTGGATGACGACATTGCTCCGGCCGGCGACCAGTAGCTCAGCGCCGTCGCCGATGGCTACCGCCGCGTCCTGGAGCTTGACGACGCCGGTTTGCCCGAGGGTCACAGCTCGGCCTCGGATTCGCCCTCATCGGCCGCCCGGTCCCTTCCAGGGGCCAGAAGCTGGCGGTTCTTCTTGCCGCGGGATTTACGCTCACCCTCGGCCAGTTCGATGCAGCCCGGGCGATCCCGGCCGATCCAGCTGCCAGTGTCCTCGTCCAGGTCGACCTCGGCGCCGGCCTCCCAGGGGCCGAGCGCCTGCCCGGCGTAGGTCCCGGCATAGTCCATCAGTAATCTGTACTTGGGCATGATGCCTCCGTTGTTCGGCGGGGCCGGAGCGGCAGCTGCCGGTCCCCCCGGTGCTTGTCAGACGGTGTCAATTGGGCCGGACAGGGTCTCGTCCCCGTCCCAGGTGGAAATTACCCCTGCCTGGCGAATAGAGCCGCCGGGAGCCCCGTTTTTCCTAGATCCCCGCACCGTCTCCCAGATAGAGCATCACCCACACGACGACGAACAGATCGGCGGTGATCGGGGCGAAGGTGCCGTTGGTCGTGATCTCGGCGCCGATCCGGGCACCCTTGACGAAGCGGGCCGTCCCGCGCGGGACGAGCGCGTCCTTGCTCTGGCCGGCGGCCGCGTAGGTCTGAGTCAGGTCCGCTACCTCCGTCCCGTCGATCGTAGGGCCGACGGTGAGCGATCCGGCGGTCGCCGCGGTGCTGAGTTCCATCGAGATCCCGACGACCTCGCCATCGCACGGCATGGGCACACCCTCGACGTCATTCGCGGTGGCCCCGGCCTCGGCGACCTTGAGCTGAACATCGGTCTGCGAGACGGCCAAGTCGACCTGCGCGAAGTGCAGTGGGACGAGCTGGCCCTTGCTGATTACTCTGACGATCTGTGTCACGGCACAACCCTCCTAGTCGAGGGGCGGAAGGACGGGCCCGCTGGTGGGTGGGCCCGTCCCCTCACCCGTGTCGGATCACGCCGATCAAAGCGTGATGTTAAACAGCGTGTCGCTTGCCTCGATCCCCGAAGCCGCCCCGGTGGGCGTGAACCGCCCGAAGGCGGCCCGCAGGCTGTAGATCAGCCGGGTCTGGTCTCGTCCGGGCAGCCGCTCAGTCTCAAGCTTTACCCGCCGGCGCCAGCCCCACTTGAAGCCCCGCCGGTTGTAGGTCGCGATCTGGCCCTTGGTGTTGTTAGCAGCGGTAGTCGAAACCTTTCCGTCGGCCTCGGTCTTGCTCATCGCGATCGAGCTGATGACCGGGCGCCCGAGGATCCGGGCGACCTCGCCGTTGAACAGCGGGACGTTCTGCATCTGCTTGTACTTGAGCACCTCGTCCAGGGTTGCGATCCGATCAGCTGTCTCCGGGTCCGCGACGTGGATGACGTCGCTCGGGTCGTTCGGGTGGCCCCAGTCCACGAAACGGGCCGCGTCGATCATGCGGCCGATCGTGTCCCGCAGGAGCGTGAAGCTGACCGCGCCCGCCGCGTCCTTCGAGTTGGCGGTGTTGTCCACCAGCCCGGCGTGCCGAATGCCATCGAACGCCAGGTAGTGCTTGTCGTCCGCCGGGTCGGCGTCGTCCAGATTGATGTTGCCGGTCGCGGTGTTAGTCGTGTCGCCGTTGAGCTCCACGCTGTCGCTGTAGTGCGCGAGCGACAGAGTCGCCTGGCGCCGCAGAAACGGCACGAACGGGACAATGGAATCCTCCTCCATCTCGCCTGACCAGATCTGATGGATGATGAACTTCTTGGCATCCACCTGCACCCGCTGCGACCCGGTCTTCTTGGTCGCGTAATCGGCGTCGGTCGGCCCCGTCTTCTCGGCCACGAATAGCATCTCGGGGATGTCGACCTCGACCGGCAGGAACGCGGTCGCATCCAGCATCTCGAAGCTCTCGATCGTTGCCGCGATCCGGCTCGCCGCTCGGGCGGCCTCCCATAGCTCGCGGACGTACTGCTGCCCGACGAGCTGCAGGCCGAAGCCCGTTTCAGCCGTGTCCATCGCCCGGGTGCCGTCGGCCTGCACGGCCGCGATCGCTTGCTGGTAGGCCCCGGTCAGCTCGAACTTGCCTTTGACCGCCAGCTGGCGGTCCTTGCCCTGGAACCAGGTCAGCGGGATCCGGGGGAACAGCCCCTCGATCGCCCGCCTGTCGATCGCCTGGACCTCGGCCTCGGGGAGGTACATGGCGTCACTGATGGCCTCGAAAGTGTTGCGCAGCTCCTCCGACGGGCCCTCATAGACGCCGCCCCCGTCCCCACCGACCCGCTTCATCCCGCGCATTGCGCTCTGCAAGTCGAACAGGAACTCCACGTCGGCCAGCGTCAGGCCGAAGCGGGCGTACTTGGTCCCGACCAGCTTGGACGGGACGCCCTCGGCGCCGAAGCGCATCTTGCGGACGAAGGTCTCGTCCTGCATCAGCTTGTCGAGGCTGGTCTTCACGATCGCCTCGATCGCCTCAGGGCTGGCCTGCTTGCCGATCGCCGCGAGCCGATCATGGATGTCCTTCACCAGTTCTGCTTGTGTGCTCATTTCGTCTCCTAGTTGGGAGCGACGACGATCCGATGCAGGTCGGCCAGGAATGCGGCCGCCGCCCGTTCGCCATCCTCCGATGGAATTTCGGGTTCCTCTTTCTTGGCGCGCTCTAGCACGGCTAGGATCAGGTCCGCCGCCTGCTGCAGGTCGTCCCGGTTCCGGGCATTCAGCACCGCCCCGATCCGGGTCCCCAGCTCGCCCTCCAGAAACAGGCCCGCGATGTCGTCCGGTCCGAGGGCCTTGAGTTCCTCGGCCGTCCGCCACTCGGGCGGGATCCTATCGAGCTTGCGGTATATCCTCTCCAAGCTATTGTAGATCGCCCGTCTCGCCTCCTCGCCTACTCCACAGTCCGGCGCGAAGAGGGCGGCCATCGCAGCCGCCGTCCCCCGCCACACCGCGTCACGTTCGGTGGGCAGCGAGCGCGGGAAATCCGCGCTGGTGATCTGTGCGCACTGGCCCTTGAGCCAGCCGCAGAAGTTCTCCTTGTCAGTCGGCGCGAATTCGCCGAAGTCCGTGTCCATGCAGGTGTCGAAGCTTCCACCCGTCGCGGCGCATAGGCCGTCGAGCAACTGCTCTGGCATCTGCCTGGCGTTGATCTTGGTGAAGCCTTTTCGCCGCATCTCGTCGGCGCAGGAGGGGCAGAGCTGCTCCATCTGTTCGACCGTCAGCCACAAGTCCGGCGCCGCATGGGTCGCCGCGCCGATCGCTGCGATCTGATCATGGGCTCCTTGCTCGGTCTCGTGGCAGCCGAGGCTTTCGCCGGCCGCCTGGCCGTCTACGACTTTATAGACGCAGAAAGGCTTATCGTCTGGTCCATTCTTAACGACCGTCCAGGGCCGGCCCTCGTCAGGCTCGGCCCGGATGGTTCGCTCGAGCTCGCGGGTCAGCGAACGCAGCGCCACGATCTGGCGTTCCTTGAGCGCGTCCGGGTCGCCCGGCACCGGCACGGCCGAGACGTCGAGCAGCTCGGCCTTGGTGATCCTGGGCGGCTTCCCGTTCCCCGGCTGGCTCTCCATCGTGTTCCATCCGACAGACACCGCGCTCAGGAAGCCGCGGCGATACTTCGATTCGACTTTCCGGGCGAATTCGTCCTGCTGGTCGAAGGTGACGTCGGCGACTAGGTGCTTAGCCTCTGTGGAAACCTCGGCCCGCCCGATCGGCAGGCGCTCGCCGAAATAATCATGGGCCCAGAGAAAGACCGGATTCTTTCGGTAGTTATCGAGCTGCCAGCCGGCGGCCTCGATGACCATGCCGTCCCGGCCGACGCCCTCGGTCGAGGCCTTGAAACGAATCGGCGAGCCGGGCTCGTCCTGCCCGTCCCCGATTTCGCGGTACGCGCGCAGATAAGAAGTCTTCGTCATCGTCTTTCTCTCCCCTCTATAGCACGGATTCGCGCGTTTGCATAGCGTTACCAGTCCATGATGCCGAGGTCGCGCAGCTCTTGTTCATCATCTTCCAAGCTGCGAAGTCCTACGGCGAAACCTGTTTCGATCTGCGCCAGCATAGTCCAGTCGGTCTGGAATTGCGCGTTGAGTTGACTCAGGATCGCCCAACGTCCAGCAAGTCTCATCCCGACTTGGCAACGGATTTCCCAAGCAGCGGCGCGCCCAGCCTCGACCGCCTGGACATATTCGACTTGCCATTCGGCCCCGAGCTCGAGATCGACCGGCGTGATGACGACCGCCAGGCCGGGGATGAAGACCGGGATGCCGTGCGCAAGAACTGCTGGGGCGGGAGGCACTCCGGTCGCCCCGCCCGACAATCCAGCGAACAACCCGAACCCAAGGTTCGTGATCGAGCGTCCGCGCTTGGCTGGCATCCCCTATCGAATGAGCTCAATGAGCTGATCGAGAATTGTCCTCAGCGCAATGGCTATGAACGGTGGCAGCAGAGCGTTCCACTTCCCGGGCCGGTCTCGATAGCCCGGCATCGTGGGGATGCCCTGCATGCGGATCATGGTCGGCTGCCCGACTGCCAGCGTCCCGCCCCCGACGTCGTAAGGTGTCAGGAAGCCGCCCATCTCGTGGCGATTGCGGCCGCGAACGTTAGCCACGGCTTAGACCGCGCCGGTTAACTCGTCGACCGGGTTCAGAGTCGCATCCGCGGTGACGACCTGGCTCGCATGGATCGTCAATCCGTCGCTGCGGTAGATTTCCAGCGTGCCAACGTTGTCCCGGATCCGGTGGACGGCCTTCATCACAGCGGCGCCGAGGGATTTGACCGGCGCGGTCGCCTCCCAATTGGAGCTGGCCCGAGTCATGATTGCGTCGGCGATCTCGTTGGCCGCGTCAACAGCCAGTTCGCTCGCTCCGATCGCGTCCACGCCAATGTCCGCGGCGGCCAGGACGAATCCGAGCGCAGTCAGGTTTCTCGTCACGCTCGCCCATACCTTATCCGCCGCGGCTTGCGCGAATTCGAGCGAGCCAATGGCATCGGTTGCGATCGCGGCTGCATCGATGGCGCCGGCCGCGAACGCGGCCGCTATGATCACTCCGGTTTGCATTGCCCCTGCCGAAACATCGACCCTGCCCGTCAGCAGCGCGTTGACGACCGCCCCAAGCCAGGTCGCCACATCGACCCGTGCCGCCGGCCTGATGACGAATACGCTGGTCGCATCCGGAGCCGTGATCCAATTCGGCGAGACGCTGGCTACTTTTGTGGCGCCGACATAATCCAAGATCAATCGCGCCTGGCCCACGCCGGTGGCCCCGGTGATCTGCACTACCGCGTCATTGTAGAAATCGTCAACCGCGCTAGCCGCCGCATCGAGAGTGATCGATCCGACTGCGCCACCCGCGGCGGTACCATCCCGGATAGGCTGGGCGGCCCGGCCGAAGGAACCCGCGGCTACGTGGGCCGAGAGCAGCTCGTCCCAGACTTTGTCGACGATGCCGTCCTGCTCGGCCGCGGTGAGGGCATATCCGGTCTTGTCGCCGACAACCTGAGCGTTCGCGTCGACCCGGCCCGTGATCAAGGCCGAGGGGGCGACACCGACCCACAAACCCAGATCGACTCGCCCGCTCGCGTCGACCGCGAGGCTCCGCCCGGAGACTGCCGGAAAGGCCAGATCGATCAGCTGTCGCGCGGCGGTGTACATCACGTTGACCGCGGTCTTGGCTCCGGCTGTCGTGGTCTTCGTGATCGTCGCCACGATGTCGGCGGTCATCTCAGTCGCGGTCAGCGCCAAGGTGTACATACCGCTGGTGGTCGCGATCTCGGTCGCCTCGGCCGTCACGTCCGTAAATGTGCCTGCGTCTTTCGACACTTCGCTGTCCAGGGTCGCCGCCGCGCTCACCAGATCCCCATCGGCGTCGTAGATCGGAAAAGTGACAGTGAAAGCTGCTGCTCGTTTCGGAGGCCAGTCGGCCATGGTTACTTCTCCTTCCCGGCTATCCGGGCAAACAATCGATCGGCCAAACTGGGCGGCTTGACTAGTTTAAGTTGCCGCAACCAGTGTTCACCTTCGAGCTTTTCAATCCTCAATATCAACGAAGGCCGCAGGTTTCGCTCTCGGGTTCCTGCCGTCGACAGCGCCAAGCGTTCCTGTCCGCTGCCTTCTCGCACGTCGATCCGAACGTGGATGAACTCTGGATCGGCCTCATCGCCCTCGACCATGCCGAGCACTTGGGCGACGAATTCTCCCGCCCGCTTGTGCCAGAAACGATACACCTCTCCGCGCTTCAGTTCGAGTTCCATTAGTTCCATCCTCCAGGCCGATCCCGACGGCCCGATCCGGTCGGCACTCCCTGGGTGCGATGCTGGGTCGGCTGGCCGACGGCGGCCTCGGCCGGCCCGAAGGCCACGTACCAGACGAAGGACTGCGCCGGATCGGCGTCGTCCATGACTGCGGTGAATCCATCCGCGTCCATCGACTGCAAATCCATCAGTCCGTCAATCGTGTCGGTCGCGGTATTGAGATTGGCATACACCTCATCGTACTCGACCGCCGAGGCGCAATTTTCAGTCGCCACCAAGTCCTCGTCCCGCAGGGCGCAGGCCACCCGCTCGGCCATCCCGGTCGCGGCCCCCACGCTCAGCATGAAGTGGGTTTGCTTCGTATCCTGGACGGACTCGCTGGTGCCATGGCTGACCATTAGCACTGCGCTCGGAGCAAAGCCGAAGCCGGTCTCCGAGATGGTGGCCCCCAGGGTCGTCGAGGTCAGCAGCGAGCCGACCAAGAAGTTCCCACCCTTGATCGCCAGGTAGTGCACCCGGTTGGCGGCGCCGGCCTCCAGCCAGTTCACCGTGAAGCCGTCCGCGTCCATCGAGACGAAATCCGCCCGGTCGAGGGTCGATCCGCCGCCCTGCGGGTTGGTCGTGTAGCATTCGATGTCGTTGCAGTAGCGGGCGGTGTCGGTGGTCGCGGCGGCATCGACGATGGCGTTCGCCAGGACGGCCCGCTGGGTGGACGAGCGGGCGGCCCCGATGGTGAAGGACGACCCGGCGGTCCAGACATTCGCATCGCTGGTGGAACGCCGTCCGGCCAGGATCACCAGGTCGGGCTGGAACCCCACCCCGGTCACGGCCTGGTTGCCTAGCGCGTTGGCCATCGTGAAATGGGAGGCCTTGGCGTTAGTGATCGAATCGCCTCCCAGGGCCAGATAATGCACCCGGCGGTTAGTGACCCAGGCATCCACGACCACCATCGTGAAGCCGTCAGCGTCGAATGACTGCAACCCGAGGATGCCGGTGATCGCCGTCCCATTGCTTTCGACCACGGCCCCGTCTACGACCTGAGAACGCCCCGCGTCCGAGGTCGCCGCCGCCTCGAGACTGAAACCCCCAATGGCCCGCTCTTGAGTAGAGCTCGTGCAGAAGCCAAAGCTCGGTACGAGGGAAAGCGCCCCGACCGTATCGACGCCCTCGGTCCGGCCCGACATCCAGCAAATCAGCGCCTTGGGTTGGAAGCCTACGCCCGTGACGACGACCGTCGAGCCAACGGCGCCCGTTCCCGATTGGAACGTGCCAACTTTGGCCTGGAGGGTCATTGTGCCGTGTCACCTCGCAGGCGCAAGAGAAAGAAGTCCTTCCTGATCGCAGGCAATCGGTGAGCTTGGCGCTTGATCCAGAACGCCTTGACATGCCCGGCGGGGATCGTCCCGATCCGCACTGCCTGGCGCTTCCCCTCGGCATCCCGCCATTCAAATGTGCCCTCTCGACCGTCGCCCCAGATCAGCGCTTGGGGATCTTCCGTCCTGGCCGGTCTGGCGGGCGTCGGGTCGGCTGCAACCTGCAATAACGCCCCGCCCTCCGCCTTTCGTTCGATCCAGATAACCGCGTCGAGCAGCGGGAGCTCGGCGTGACGGTTGTGGAGGAAGAGGCAGCGGGCGTCGAGCAAGCCGTTCTCGTTGTCGGCCCCGGTGATGTCCGGAAACAGCCCCGTCGATTCATCATTCCATTCCGTCGTTGACACGCGCCCGCCGAGGCTCTGCTCCGGCGCGGAGGCAACATCCATGCCGCGGCCCGCGCCGGGTTGCGAAAGATGAAACGTCAGATCAAGCGGGACGATGGGCATCTAGTCCAGCTGCTCCTCGTCGATCACGGTCGGCAAGCCCCGTTCGTCCCGCTCGATGCGCTTGCGGGTCCGCCGCGGCTTGCCGTTCTCCCTCCCGGTGACCACCTCGATCACGATCGGGGCCGGGGCCGGTGAGGCCTCCGGCGCTCGAATCTGGGTGCCCTTCGCCTGCCTCGCCGGTTTCCCGATGCGTTCCTTCAGCGCCGAGGTCATTACGCACCTACAATTAATCGACTCCTCCGGCCTGTCAATCTGGCCGGGCGCAGGTCCAGATCCTGCGCCGACTTCGAAATCCTCGTCCAGTGGGATCGGGTTGCCCTGGTAACGCTGATGGGCGGCGACATGCGTCTCCCGAGTCCGTTCATCTAGGGCGCTATTATGAACAACTAATCCATTGGCAATCATCCAACCGGTTTCAGTGGTATAGTCGTAAACATGGCAACTAGACGCAAAGATCTTGACGTCCACGCAGGGGTCATAGCTCAGGAATATCGGCAAGGAAGCTCGACCAGAACTCTCGCACGGAAGTGGAAGTGCTCCCAGCCACGCATCTTCGAATGCTTGCGGTTCGCAGGCGAAACGCCGCGATCCTTCTCCGAGGCCGGCAAACTGCGTGCCAGCCGAGAAAGCGTCCAAACGATTCGGAAGCGGGTTACCGCCGCCAAACGCATCAATACTGGCAGGCGCATGAGCGACAAGGCTCGCATTCGTAATGCGCTCAGCAAAGAACTCACCAAGCCGCACATCGGTAAATTCGAGCGCGAGCTGGCGAATGCTTTGCGAGTACATGGGCTCCAACCCGGCAGCCAGATTGCGGTGGACCGGTACAACCTCGATCTCGCTCTTCCGTCCATTGCCATCGAGGTACACAACTCGATGCACCATCCCGACCGAAGACACTATATTCAGCAACGTATTAAACGTCTCCGCGATCTCGGTTGGCATGTGATCTATATCTGGTATCAGCCCGGCGTGTGGGGTGGCCCCTTCAACGTCAGCTTGGTCGCAGATCAGATCGTCGCCTTTGCAAACCTCTTCGGCAGCGATCCATCCGTGCCTCGTCAATACAGGGTGCTGTGCGGTGATGGTCAAGACTCGTCCCGCCATCGTCGTAAGTTTGACCATGCGGCCGTCGTACCATCGGCGCGCCGCACAGCTGACGCCCAATCCTGAAACCCTAGTTTCGCCACTCACGCAGAGCCATTCCTTGCCCTCGACGACTTCGCTCTGCTCCCAGGCCTCGAGTGTCGCCCCATTTGCAGCTGCGAGGGTTTCTGTTCTAGCTATCGTCTCCGGCGTGGAGGCGATCCGGCCCTCCATGACGTCGACGACTCGGGCCGAGAGCTCCGGTATCCCCTCGCCGGCGCCAATGCCCTCGTTCAGGCTGGCCTTGAGCTCGCGCCAGGTCGTATCGTTAACCTCCTTGGCGAACCGTTGAGCTCGCTGTTCGAGAAAGCGTTGCACTTCCTGGGTGGCCGCAGAGAATGCCTTGTCGAGGCCCAAGTCCTCGAGCGCGTCCTGGCCAGCAGCCGTGACGATCTCTAGCAGCGGAGCCCGGGCGGTCGTGCGGAAGGTCCTGACCCATTGCGGCTTGCTGAACGGGTTGTCGGCTATGTCTTTCAAGTCGCGCTTACCACGCTCGCCTAACTTGCTCAGGACCGACTCGCGCTGGCGCTCGAATAGGTCGACCACTACCCGGCTGAACATCTTCTCGTGCGCCGAACTGCGCCGGATGAAACGGTTCCACATCCGTTCATGCTCCTCGGATCCTAGCGGCAGCAGGCGGGATCCGCCCGTTGGCGCCCCTTGCGCCCCGGGCAGCAGCTCGGACAGGTCTTCCTCCGCATCGGCCTCCTCGGCCGGGGAAGCTGGCTCGGCGCTGGATACCGGCAGCAGACTCAGCGGCGCCCACCAGACGTCACCCCATCCGACCGGATCGAGTCCCTGCTCACCCTCGCGCCACTCATTGACCGTGATCGCGCCCTTGCTGATCTGCTCCGAGGCCCGCTGCCACTTGGCATCCTCGGCCTCCTGCAAGACCTCAATCCCACTGAAGTCGAATGCGACCAGATCAGCCTGGCCGTCGAACATCGGGACCAACTGCTCGGTGAGCTCGGCCGCCAGGAACTCGGCCTCGGGGCGCATCGTGCGAGCCCACAACGCCCGCTCGGATCCCTGGACGTTCTCGAAGGTCCGCTGCCCACCGACCAGATCGAGCGGGACGCCATAGGCGCGGCAGATGTCCTCGAGCGTCCACTTGAGCAGTCCGAGGAATTCGGCGTCCTTCGGCGAAAACCCGATGGTCTCGGCCTTGACCTGGTGTTTGAACGCCGCCCAGCGGTGGGCCTTGTCGACGCCCTTGAAGCGCTTCTCGAGGCCGGCGACGATGGCGTCGACTTGCTCGTCGCTCCAGACAATCTCCTTCTCGCTCGGCGAGATGATCCCGCCGGCGGTGATGCCCTGGGTGAAGATCTTCATGTTGGATTGCATGGCGCCGCTCGAGCTGTCGGCCGCGAGCCGAGCCGCGGCGAGCGGGGAAAGCCCCTCAAATTCGTCGAGCGGGTTCGGGTAGCGGAACCAAATCGTCTCCTCGGGACTGTACTCGATGTCCTGGGCGGCGGTCGCCCGGGCCTCGAGCACGAAGCCGCTGACGTAGTCGGTTGGGTGGGGCTTGACCCGCACCCGGTCCGGCCGGGCCCACCAGATCTCCTTCGGCTCGCCGCGGCCACCTGGCCGTTCCAGGAACCAGAAACATTCGCCCCAGAGGCCCAGGCTGATCTCGGTCATCCGCCAGAGCCGGGACATTGTCCAGAACTTATTGACCCTGTGCAGCAGGTCGACGAGCGTGCCGGACGTGATCTGCTCGAGGTCGCCGTCGGCCTTCTGCTTGTAGGCTTTCATCGGCAGACCGGCCAGCGAGCTCGCCCGCAAGTTAACGCAGGCGAAGACGCCGTTGGAGGTCGCGATGTAATTGCCGTATTCTTCGGGCGTGAACTCCTCGCTCCGCTTACCCCAAGTCGCGTCGAACGGGTCGACGACCGTCGGGCCTGTGACGAAGCTGCGCAGATTGGGGACCAGCCGGAGCACCAGGCGCTCGAACCAGGTTATGCCATCACCCTCCCCTCGATCTGGCCGTAGCCACGCGCGGGGCGGAGCGAGGCGACCGGATAGCGAAGCGCGTCCAGCAGATGGTAGTGCTGCTTATTCTCAACTTCAGGGAGCACATTACCCAGGCGATCCCTCTTGCGGCGGTAGGTAGCTATCTCTTTCAAGAGTTCGTCTAGATCCTCGAAGATTACTAGGCGTCGGGTCTTGAACTGAGCATACACGCGGTCGAGCTGCACGTCAAAGTCTGGGACCGTCGGCTCGCGCACCGGCAGCCCCGCGACCTGGCGGCCATCGACCGTCCCGCCGGCGGCGAATTCGCGACGCCATTGGTCCTCCGAACTCGATCCACCCCAGATCCCAAAGAAGCTCGCCGCGAAGCCGCGGAAAGTATCGGCATGCTCAGCCGCGGTCTTCCCGCCGGCGTGGTAGAGCTTGTAGGCATAGAGGATCGGAGGGAAGTCTGCCCGGGCGCTGGCCGGGTCCTCAGCCAAGGCCACCGCCGCCATATTGACCCCGCCCGGGTCAATCCCCAAGTAGCGCGGCCAGACATCGGGGATGGCGAATCTCGGGCAAGTGTTGAGCTGCAGGTCGAAGCAGTCGTAGATCAAGAGCCGCGAGGCCACTCGCCTTCCCCGGTGCTGCGCCTGGAAGTCCTCGTCGGGCAGCTCCTCCCGGGCGCTCTCATATTCGGCCCTAGGGTACACGGGGTTCACGATGCTGTCGAATTGGATCAGGGCGATCCCGGCCTTCTCGTTGTCGGTAACCTCGACCTCGCCGCCGTTCTCCCTGGCAATTGTTGTGCTGCCGCCCCGGATCGCCTTGTCAATAATCTCGGTATCGACCCAACCCGGGTCGAAGAGGGTCGTCGAGAGCAGCGCCCGGCCCTGGTAGAGGGCGAGTCGCCGGCGGATGGCCCGCCAGGCGTCGAGCGAGTAGAGCCCGGCCTCATCGAGCACGGCGGCCTTGGCATCCCCCGACTCGAGGCCCCCTTCCGCGTCGGCCGACCGCAGGATCACTCGGCCCCACATCAGGTCGTCGGCGTGCCGGGCCAGGAACTCCCCAGTACGCGGGTCCTTGAGCTCGAGCACCCGGCTGGAGGCCCACCAGCGCGCGACACCCAGGATTTCTTCGAATGCCTGCCGCAGGGCCGGGAGCAGCTTGAACTTGAAGAGGTCGAAAGTCGCGGTGATGGCCAGATAGTCGCCGGCTCCCCGGCGGCCGATCTCCCTCCAGAGCCACCACGGGTCGAAGCTGGTTTTTCCGCCCTTGGTCCCGGCGACGATCGCCACCCAGCGGCGCGGCGAATCCCAAGCCGCGTTTTGCCCCGAGTGAAACGGCATCGGGACCGCGCCCGGCTCGCCGGTGGGGTGGGCGACGTAACGGTCTGGCCATCCGGGCCCGGCCTCAGTCCGCTCGACCGGCGGCAGCAGGTCCTGGTAGAGCTGCTGGACCGACGATCTGAATAAATCGCTCGGCAATGGCCGTCCTCACCTTCCGCTGGAGCTGGGGATCCTCGATCAGCTGGACTCCTTCAACGACCGCCAACCGCAAACCATTGAACGCGAACCGCAGCTGCTCGTCGCGGACATAGCCGCGGGCCCGTTCCCGTTTCTTATCCTCGGTCTCGATCAGTTTGGTGCGGATCTGCTCGGCGTTCTCGAGCTGCTCCCACGTATCTGCCTGAGCCTGGCTGGATCCCAGCAGCTGCTCGATCGCTCGGCGGTGTTCAAGTGCCCGCTCAGTCTGATTGGCATCGATCGCTGTCCACAACCCCTCAAGTTCGCGGCGCAGTTCGCCCAAAAGTCGAGCCGGCGCACCTCCCTGATCGAGGGTCTGGAGTAAAGTGCCGATCCGACCCTCCCAGGTCCCGATCGCCTGAATCAGGTCGAGCGGATACCCGTGCTGCAGGAAGGCGGTAATCGTCGGCTCGAGCGCGCCCGGCGTGAAACGAGAATAACCTTTGCCCTGGTAGTTATAGTGCTCCATGCCGCGGGGACTCTTGCCGCCATCGAACTCGCAGACTGTGGAGTAGTTATTCGGATCGGCCGGGTGTCCGCCGGCAAGCACCTTCATCGGGATCTTGCTGCATTGCCGGGCATGGTTCTCGTTCCAAGCCTGGCAGCGGGGCTTGCCCGCGTATTGGTGTCCTTTGGGGAAGGTAGAGGCCGGCTTGAACTTCGCCGGCTTCGGGTGTCTGATGTGCTTGGGCATCGCTCAAGAGGTTCGTTCAGGAGCTCCAGCTCGCTGCAGGCGCCATCGAGGCCATTCTAGCATGCCCTCGCTGACAGGCCCCACGTGGGGCCTCCTGGCCGGATGGGTGTTCTCTCCCCCCGGCCGGTTCGCCTGGCGCCCCACACGGGGCCAATGGTGACCTTGCTGGCGGGGCTGAATTCGGGCCCCTTCCCCTTTGCTTTGGCCGGCTCCGGTGCGGCCCAGTTTGTCCTGGGGCCCTTATTTTGAGACTTGACTTCTATGCCGAATTATGTCATACTTTCCTTACTGGAAGGAGACCCTAATGTTCAATGCTGGAGAATGGGCCGATTTGCATGGCGAGGTCGCAATGACCCGGTCGCAGTCCGAGCGCGAGGAAGCTCGGGCAATTGCGGAACGTGAAACCGAAGAAGACGAAGCGGCTGAAACCGCCAAGGCCGAGCGCCTCTATCGGCGCCGGTCCTTCACGCTTACGCTCACCCCCGACGAGCTCGATTGGCTGCTCGGCGAAGTCCTGGTCGACGCCGCCCCAATCCACGCCGCTCGTTACAACGTGAGCGACAAGGGCAATGAAGTTCTTTACTCGCTCGGCCAATGGCAGAGCCAAGTTGAAGCACAGGGTTATCGGTTCGCACCCCGCTGATCGAATTCCACCCCCGCCCCCGACCCCGTGGTCGCTGGCGGGCGCGGCTATTTGAGCCGATCTGGCTGGAAAATCTGAGAAGGAGGCGGGCGATGGACCTGACACCGGAGAACAGGACAACGATTGACGGGATGAGCTACGAGGATCTGCTGCGCAAGTGGCGGTTTGCGCCTGCCGGAGATGAATGGTTCCAGGGCGAGACGGGTAAATACTGGGCGGAACGGATGAAGCAGCTACGCGAGTCTGACCCGGGCGGTGCTGTGGCTGCCTCGAAGCGGCTCAGTTAATAGCGATGCCTCAAAGGAGTGTCTGATGTCAAACCTCAATATGTCGCTGCATTTTGAGATCTACAATTCGGCGCTGGCCTGGGCCCGCCGGACCGGCCTTACTGACGTAGGCCGGGTCAACCGGGCGCTCGGGATCCTGAAGAAGCCCGGCGCTCTTGATCGGGCGGTCGTCGAATATTCGACCACTCGCAACACTTGTGCCTGTCCCGACATGCGGGGCTTGATCTGCAAGCACCGGCTGGCGATGATGATGTGGACTCGGGTTCAGGAAGGCAAGTCTGAATTCCTGGGCGTCGACCTCCCGCTCGACTTCGTCCTGGCGCCAGACGATGGACCCGAACCGCCCGCCGATGATGCCGCCGGAAGCGATCTCGATCTCTGAAGTGCAGGCGCCTCGCTGGCGCCTGGGCGCTCAGGCCGGCCCGCCCCCCTCGGGTTGGCCTGGGTGGCCAGATGCCAGCGATCCGGTTGACCCGTTCGATCGAGTATGCTAGAATTCGGCATGTTCGGCCCTGGAAGGAGGCCCATTGTCAGATAGTCCGCTTGTCGTCTCCCGAGCCCGCCGGCCGCGGGCGGTTCCGCGTTCCCCTGGAAGGAGTCGCTATGACGACGAAAACAGAGGTTGAAAAGCTCTTGGAGGAGCTCATGTCCGTTGAGGACCAGATGACCGCCCTGCGGTTGCAGCGGGACGAGGCCCGGGAGCGGGCACTCACCCCGTCGGTCAAGGCCGAACTCGAGGCGATCGACGCCGAGCTCGGTACCCGGCTGGAGCACGGTGAGAGCCTGATCCGGTCCTACCGCGAGAAGATCAAAGCCGGCGTGCTCGACCTCGCCGAATCGGTCCGGGCCGGCCGACTGCTGGCGGTGTACGCCAACGGCAAGCTGACCTGGGACACGAAGGGCCTGCTCGGATACGCCAAGGCCCATAAGGAAGTCCGCGAGTTTGCGACCGAGCACGACCCAACCGTCTCAATCCGATGGGTGGAGGGTAAATAGATGAGCGAAAACGATGAAGTAAAGACGACGGCCGCCGTAGTCGATGCGGCCGTGACGCCCGTGCTGCCGGCCGTGGAGATCATGGCCCCCGCGGGCCACCGGGCCCTGAGCTTTGTCGAGAGCGAGGCGCAGCCGATCGCCCTGGGCGGATGGGCCTTCGAGGACTTCAAGCAGCTGCTCGTGTTTGCGACGCAGATCGCCGAGGAATTGCGCCAAGTGATCCGGCAACACGAGGGCCTGGTCGTCTACATCAAGGGCGCGAAGAAGCCGCATATCACCGTCTCGGCCTGGTCGACGATGCTCGCCATGCTGGGCGTCGTGCCAGTCGAGGTCCGCACGACAGTCGACGAGCGCGGCGTGTATACCGCCTACGTCGAGTTGCGCCGGGTCCGGGACGGGGCACTGGTCGGGGGCGGATCGGCCGAGTGCGGCAATCCCGACGAGACTGACCGTGAAGGCCGGCCGACTTGGGCCGACCGGGCCGCGTTTGCCCGGCATTCGATGGCAATCACTCGGGCGACCGGGAAGGCCGCGAGGCTCTCCTTCGCCTGGATCGTCGAGATGGCCGGCTATGCCCCCCGCGCCGCGGAGGAAATGCCCGGCTTCGAGCCGGATTCCGACGAGGCCGGCGAGACCATCAAGCGCTACGAGAACCAGTGGGAGGAGCCAGTGATCTCCTTCCTGGTCTCGACCCAGTTGGTGGACGGCGACACCGAGCGGAAGGCGGCTGTCTCGGCCCGTCATATCCTGAACTACGCGCCGTTCCGCGAAGTCCCGTTCGGCAAGCTCGACGTCGTCGATGCCGTCGCCTGGGTGTACGGCTGGCGCCAGGCCCGGGAGAAGCACCCGAGCATGAAGCCGGCCCTGCTGGCGGGGGTCGTGCTCGGGGGCTGGAACGATGTGCCGGTCAAGGCCGAGTGGATCAACTGGGCTCTGGATCAGATCCCGCCTGAATCGCCGAAGGGAGGGCAACGTGCCCCCGCGCGGTGACACTGTGATTCAAGAGTTCATCGAGCACCTGGTCGAGGACTTCATGAAGCGCCTCGAGCGGAAGACCGGATGGGGCAAGAACGAAGTCCGCGAGGAGTTCCTGCAATCGCTCGCCGCCGCGGCAATCGCCACCGCGAGCGATACCTTTCAAGCCGTGTCGGCCACGCAGAGCCGGCTTGGAAACCATGCAGACTTGACCCCACACCAAGCCGAGATCGCCCGATTGACCGCTAAAGGCTGGACGTTCAAGGAGACCTATGGCCCGAAGGACTGATGCCTCTCGGGTCCAGGAAGCCCGCGATCTCCTGAAGTCGCCATTCCCTACTGAGTCTGACGACCCGTTCCATTTGACGGTCCGCCAAGCCCAGGTCGCCAAGCTCGCCGCGATGGGGGCGACGACCGAGGAGATCGCGGCCGATCTTGGGATCCCGGCGAACACGGTCGGCTCCCACATGCGCGACGTGAAGCGTAAGACGGGAATGGGGAAGTTCGAATTGACCCGGTGGGTGTTCGATCAGCTGCGGGAAATCCTAAGATGAATTTGCCGGCTGGCCCGCCCGCGACATGGCTATCGTCGGCTCCTTGGGGCTCGGCGGCGGGCTGGCGGGGTCCGTGCTAGAATGCTCCCGCGGTACGTGCCAAGCGCCCCTCGGGGACCCGGTCCTCAAGAGACTCCTTCCAAGGCTCCTTTGATACCGCAGCCGGGTTCCCGAGGCGTGCCGGGCTCACAGGAAGGAGTCTCAATGTCCCCTCGTCCTCATCCGTTATCGATAAGACCCTATAACGAAGTCGTGCTGGCTGGAAAACCCGCAGCCCAGCGCCAGCGAATCTCGGCCTCCCTCGAAGTCCATGGGCCACTGAACCGCCGGATGATCGCACAGGCAGTGCGACTTCCGATCAGCAGCGTTTGCTGGCGCGTCAAAGGCATGCTGCAATCCGACCTGCTACGGGTAGCCTACGTCAGCGAAGATCCGGTCACTGGCCAGGAGACCGAGTTCCTCGAAACGATCTGGCCGCAGCTCAAGCAGAAGTCCTTTGAGGGGTTCCTGCGATGAGCACAGGGCCAAAATTGTCTGGAATCTATACGATTGTCCATGTCACGAGTGGCCAAATCTATGTAGGCCAAGCGCAAAATATCCCTGAACGTCTACGGATTCATCGTCAGGTGCTACGTAGAGGGACACATAAAAATCACTATCTGCAAAATGCTTGGAATAAGCATGGCGAAGAAAGGTTCAAGTTCAATCCGCTCATCATTTGCCCAATTTCGGAACTAACACGACTTGAACAAATGGCGCTCAATATTGTGCCAGCGCCTCTTCGCTATAACTTCTCGTTCGATGTTTCAGCACCCAGAAGAGGCGTGGTTACATCTCTAGAGACACGGCGCAAACTGAGTGAAATTAACAGAGCGGAGAATCATCCAAACTGGGGGAAACCGCGTTCGGAAGAAATTCGTCACCGAATCGGCAAAGGCCAGATCGGAATCAAGAACCATAATTGGGGTAAGAGTGCATCTCCTGAAGCACGCGCCAAAATGAGTGCTAACCGGGCAGGAAAGCTAAAGTCCGATGAACATAAGCGGCATATCGGTGAGGCCCATAAGCGGAGAATAAGTCTAGAACTTCACGGTTCGAAATTGAGTATTGATCAAGTACGCGAAATCAAAGAACTCTACAAAGAAGTTTATTGGAGTCAATCAAGATTAGCGGTCAAATACGGTATTACTCAAACCATGATCTCTAAAATCATAACGGGTAAATGTTGGGGTTATGTCTCCTAAAGTCCCCACGGAAACAACTGGAATTCCGGTCGGCCTCTATTCCGTCTTGGCTGTGACCGATCTGCGGATCAAACGATCAGGCAAACCCTGGCGGACGGTGAGGGCGATGGCCTGGCGGCCGGAGGAGCTGGCGGAGTTTTTGCACCAAATGTTGGACCAGCGGCAGAAGTAGGCCGAACGCGTGGCGCTGGCTTGCTCTGAAAGAAAAGTGTAGTAGTATGATGGCATCATGGCTGCACACCATGCGCTTCGGCGCACATATCGACCCACTTTCAGGCGGTGGACCTGCAGCTCAAAAAACGGTGTTGCAGCCATCGTTGCGGGATCACCGCCGGAGAGTGGGCCGATTTGCTTTAACAGACACCCCTAACGGGCGGCGCCAGCCGCCTGCCGCAGGCGGTCAGCGTTTCATAGCAGCGATAGCCTGGAAACTGCGGGTCGGCTCCGTGTCAAGAACGTGCGGCGCGTTTCAAAGCTCCCGACAACCCCAGATTCCGGAAGGAGCGGGATAGTGGGAGCGACCGGCAACACATCAGCGACACGCCCCGAATCGGAGAAAAGGCGCCAGCGAGGTCGGATAGGGCATCCGGGACCGTTTGAGCGAAGCGCCGTGCCTCCGATAGGTGAAGATAGCCGCGTCTTAGGTCTAACCAATCCTGATCCAGTTGGAGAACTACTAGGAACAGGATACCTAAGATTTCAATCGCCGACCGGTATCGACGGCTTAGCGAAAGAGAACGGGGATCGACTTGACTTGCTGGCAATCAACGCGTTGATTCCTGGCATAGGTCAGTTTCGCAGGTTCATTCGGCGATGCAAGCGGGAGTACGAAACGATCTGTATCTGGGAAGTATGGAATTCATGGCTGCCTGAAGTCTTGCAACAATACGGATTTCGGGCCCACTCGGAAAAGGATCGCGATACAGGAGAACGGCTTGAGGGCTATCGCTATGATGCCGGGCGAAGGTGAGCCAGATAGTCGTCGCTTGAGGGGCCGATAAATTCCCCAAACCCTGTCTTGCGCTTCGATTACGTCTGGAACGCGGGCGACACGCCGGAGGTCGTGCTGCGGGCCCTGGCCGCGCTCGGCGATCAGCCGCTGCGAGTGCAGTGGACGGGCGGTGCCGGAGGCTCAATCGAGCGGGACGTCCACCCTTGGACGAAGCTCGAGCGCTGGAAGCTGCACTCGTTCGACAAGCGGGAGCTCGAAGCGATGGGCGCCTGGCTCTCGGCCGCGCTTGGGACCATCGCCCTCGAGCTCGTCGATCTCCTGGTTGAGACCGTCTACCAAGATGGGCTCGGCTGGGTGGGCTGGCTGTTCTGGCACCGGAAGGAAATCGAGCCATGAAAGGAAATCAGCAGGCGAGGGTCCCGCAAGGAGGAACCATGAGACGCTGGTTATATCGGATGGCCCGCTTGCTGGGCGATGTGCAGGCGGTAGCGAGCGGATCGCCGAAGCGAATCGCCCGGCGGATCGCGAACAAATGGATCGGGCGGAATATAGCCAAAAGATTGTGGCGATGAATACCCAATTAGCGATCCCCACTATGACCGCGGTCGAGCGGATGCCGCTCGAGCAGGTACTCTCGGAAGTCTACCCGGCCGCCCTGCTCGCGCTGGACAAGGCCGACGGCGCGGCCGAGGCGAACGAGGTCCGGGCCCGGATCGAGGCGGTGGTGACGTACGTCAACCGGATGATCCCGATGCAAGTCCGCTCGCGCGCTAAGCAGCTCAAGGTCGCCAACCGTGGGAATCGGACTTATCTCGAGGCCTGCCGAATCGTCGGGCATTATTGGGAATTGATCGCCCGTCCGCCGGGTCGCCCAAAAACTGTGCACGAATTCACAGTTTTGAGTCCCGAGGAAGCCGGTTTCGCCGACCGCTGGGATGCCCGCCGGTGCGTGAAGGCCTCGCTGCTCCACGAGGAGGACCTGCGGACCTATTTCCTGGAGTGCGACAAGGGTGGCCGCCAGTACACCCTGTCCGGGCTGGTCTCGGTATTCGATCTGCTGAACCCCGGCGAAGGCGGCGAGGGCGTCGAGTTCTCGACCCGGCCCCTGGCGAAATTCCTGTCCGACACCGCGGTCAAGATCGAGAAGCGGGCAGGCGACGTGGCGCCCGAAGTCCAGGAACTCATGCTCGCCGCGGCCAGCTCGCTGCGCGAAGCGATCCCGCTGGTCCCTGAAGAGGAGCCGAAGGAGGAGATCAATGAACCCGGCGGATGAGCGGCGGATCGAGATGCTATGGACCGTGCTGCAGGTGGGGCGCGTCGATCTGGTGATCGAGGGCTGGCCCAAGTGCTACCGGGTGAGTGTCCCGCGGGTGAAGGCCGATCTGCGCCGGGTGAGGGCAGCCCTGTCCAGCGCGACCGGAGGCCCCGAGTCCGGCGACGTTTTCCTGATGGGAAAGCTGCGGGTGCTGCTATGTCTGAATTGACTTCGTCCGACTGGGTCAGCGGCGGGGCGATCGCCTCGGGCTCGATCGATGCGGATGTTTTCGCCGCGGGCGCGATCGACGCGGCGACCATTGCGATCGATGGGCTCGGCGTCGCGATGAGGGAGTTGGCCGGTCAGCGTGCCCCCAAGCCGAAGCCGCCGACCGCCGGGCAGGATCCCCGCTGCGAATGGTGCGGGATGCGGGCCCCTTCCGATCGACGGGGCGGCTGTGGCGCGTGCGGAGCGCCCCGGTGAAGCCTGGAAGTCTGGCGCCATCGATGACTCAGCTGCGGGCCCTGGTTGAATTGGCCCGGCCCGGAACCCGGTTGATCGTCAACGACCGGGTCGCTAAGTGGATCCATGCGGCCTCAAAGCTCCGGGCGGGCGGGGTGCGGCCGGCGACCGCGCAGTCGCTCGTCCGGGCCGGCTGGATTCAGCAAGTCGGCAGCGTCAGCATGTACTACGAGATCTCGGCGGCGGGCATGAAGATCGCCGCGGGTCTGGGCCCGGAGGACCTCCCCCCGCTCGGCGCCTCGAAGGCCGGCCTAGCGCCGGTAGATCTGCTGCGGGCCCTGGAGCGCCGGCATCCCTTTCCTGCCTGGGTCCTGGCCACTGAGGTCGAGATCGGCCTGGGCGAGCGCCGGCGGGTCGACGTACTGGCCGTGTCCGGGATCGAGGTCATCGCTTACGAGCTCAAGGTATCCCGATCCGATTTCGAGCGCGAACTCGAGGATCCCAGAAAACGGGCGCGGGCGATGGAGCTCGCGTCGTCGTTCTACTTCTGCGCTCCGGTCGGGTTGATCAATATCATCGAGCTCCCGCCCCGGACCGGCCTGATGGAGGTCCATGCACTCGGCGGCTCGCACGTCGAGCACAATGCCGAGCGGAAGGAACCCGAGCGCCCTGACTGGCCGCTGGTCGCCGCCATCTTGCGGGCGGCCGCGACTCGTTGGGGTTAGCATTCCAGAGAAGATATGATCGCCCAAGCTGATTGTTTCCGCATCCCGCTTCCAAACAAGAGCGTTCATTGCGTTGTCACCTCTCCTCCCTACTGGGGCCTGCGCAAGTACGCCGGCTATCAAGGCGAAGAGCCATTGGGCCTGGAGGCAACTCCCGAGCGCCACATTGAGCGTACCGTTCAGTGGGCGCGGGAGGTCTACCGGGTGCTGAGGGATGATGGCGTGTTTTGGCTAAATTATGGTGATGTCTTTTCCGGTGGGGGCAGGGGCGGCAGCGAGACTGCAAAGCAGGCCAGCAATAGAGGGAGCAGACAAGCAGACCGAGGCTATCTTGGCATTCCTCCGGGTAGCCTCATGCTCATGCCCCACCGGATCGCCCTCGCCTTGCAAAATGACGGCTGGATCGTGCGCCAGGACCTTGTGTGGGCCAAGCCCAACCCGATGCCGGAGAGCGTGGCTGGTTGGAGATGGAATCAGATTAGCCCTCCAGAATTTCCCGACATAGATGCTGGGGAGATTGAACTCCGCCGCGGCTCCTGGAGGCACACCCGAGCCCACGAGTACGTCTTCATGCTCGTCAAATCAATGGGCTACTGGGCGGACCAGGAGGTGGTGAGGCAGGCCACGAGCGACAACACGCATAGCAGAGGTGTCAAGCGCGATCCACCCATTGATCACGCTGAGCAGGGACACGCTGATTGGGTGGCCTACATGGATCAAGATGGCGAGGTCGCTGAGGCGGGCCGCAACCCCCGCTCCGTCCTCCATATCCCAACCGCGCAGTACAAGGGCGCTCACTATGCCACCTTTCCGCCAGCCCTCATCACGCCGCTCATTCTAGCCACCTGCCCCCGCTGGTGCTGCCCAGTGTGCGGGCAGGGATGGGCGCCGGTGGTGGAGCATTCTCTTAGCTTCGAGAGCGGATCGGGGAAGGCGGGCAATCCGCCCAATGGCAAATGGGCAGGCAGCGAGCGGCTCGGTACGAATGACATGCGAATGGGTCCAACGCCACACAATAACGTCCTCGGCCACCGCCCCACTTGCGACCACCCGCACACTCAGGCCGAGGCCGTGCCAGGTATCATCTGCGACCCATTTGTCGGGTCGGGCACAACGCTGATGGTAGGCAAGCAGCTCTTGCGTCGAGCGATTGGCTTCGATTTGTCCAGACCATATCTCCGAGATCAAGCGCTGATAAGAGCTGGCGGCGTTCCCTCCGATCAGAAGTTCGATGAGCTTCCCTTGTTTGCAGGAAAGGAATGATTTTGAGCGTTCCCTCAGTCGTCGTCCTATTCATCATGGCCGCGATCTTCGTACTGGAGCCGGTGCTTCGGATGGGACTGTCGCTGATTGAGCGGCTGCTCCGGTGACCCGGCCAGGTCAAGCCCATGGCCATAGCGACGCGAACCAGGCCGAGATCGTGGCCGCCCTCCGGCGGGTTGGCGCCAAGGTCTATCACATTGAGTGGCCGGTCGACCTGTTGGTCGTATTCCGCGGCCTGGTCTATCTCATCGAGGTCAAGGGTCCGAAGGGCCGACTCACCGCCAAGCAAAAGGAGCTCGTTCGGGAAATGGCCGAGGCGGGTTACTGGCCGCCGGTCGTGCGGTCGATTGAGGAAGCGCTAACCGCGATCGGCGCCGATGCCGGAGTTCAAGACAACTTGCCAGATGCGTTATAACAGCGTAATATTAGGTAAGGTTCCCTCAGGGATGGCTTTGGATCAAACATACAGGACCGGGCAGAAAACCCAGGGAATGGCACTCAAAGCCCTATCATGCCAAAGACCCGGCGGCCGATTTTTATCTATCTGATGACGACAAAGGCAGAGATTCAGAGATTATACGAAGCGCTCAATACATGGCAGGCAGTAGGAGAAAAGCTCGGCATCAATAAGGCAGTCGCTTACCGCTACGCCAATGAACCCGAATGGGAACCAAGGCGAGCGGATCTTCGGAAGGCCCTTGGATTACCTAGAATTGAATTGATCCGACAGAGACGTGGCCCTAAAGGTACGTTTGAGCAAAAGGAGAAACGAGAAGGATGAAACAAGCCAAGTCCGGGAAGATCAAATGGCCCAAGACTTACTCGGTTAAGCGGTTGAAGCAGATGGATCGGAAGGCTGTGCTAAGGTACGCCAGAGACTTGCATGATGCCTACGCTGAAAAGTATCGGCGCAGCATGGAGTGGGATCTGTACTGGGCCGAGTTCTACCGCAAGCTCCTGAAGAAATGACAAGAGCCGGGGACGCCATCCCGGCTCTCGCCGTCTGAGGAGGAGAGGAAGAACCGCGACTACTTGAACAGGCCGGCGATCTTTTCCGTGATCGCCCGCCACAGATGGTCATATACTTCCTGGGCTGTCTTGAACACGATCTCCGCCTGGGTCAGCAGTGCAAAGGCAAAGGCGAAGGGGTCCACCGCGGGATCGGGCAAGGCAACCGGCGGCTTCCACGCGTAGACCAGTCCGGTCGAGGCCGCAAAGGCGACCGCCTTCTTGCCATCGGTCGGCAGCTCCCAAATCTGCCCGAACAGTCTGCCCAAGAGCGGAATTCCCGAGTTCACCGCCCAGGCCAGCGCCACACCCACCACGGTTACGACTGCGAAATCAATCACGATGTCCATGTTTCCTCCGAAGGTCTCTCAAGGTTAGGATCAAGATGGCTAGCACCGAAGCGCCCAACGGGAAGCAATAGATCAGCTCGATCCTTCGCTCCTCTCTGCCGGCCGGGGATGCGGTCAGCGTAGCACCAATCGTAGGGGCTGGCAAGACAGTCGGTCTGGGTGGGGGCGTGTGGGTGGCGGTGGGAGCCGCGATGGTTGCCGTGGAGAGCGCCTTCGCCGTCGCCGTAGCTATTGGCACGGCATTGACCAGATCCCATTCCTCCCAAAAGGCATTGTCCTGTGGGTATTCATCCCGCCAGATGTTCCCCTCAGGAAAGAAGCGCACGCTCCGTTGACCGCTTGGCCGACTGACCTGATTGATCCATGTGACACTGGGTGAGCGGAAGCTCTCGAACCCGCGTAGCTCGATCGGGAATTCCTCCAAGTTGGCGAAGGCGATCTCCTCCGCGAATTGCCAGGTCAGGTAGAAGTCCCCGAGCTGCTCGTCGGTTGGGCAGAGCATTGACCGCAGCGCGTGGTATTGATTCAGTTCTTTGCAGGGGAAGTAGATCGCGTCGGCCGCACGGACCGGGCTGTATTGGCACCCGCCATTGCAGAGTGCCTCGACCGCGATGCTCGTCTCCGGTCCCCAGCGATCGGCGACCGCCAGGTATCCGGGCAACGCCTCCTTGAACCCCAGGGCGGCCCGCAGTCGGATCGACCACATGACGTAGACCCGGTCGCTCAGGCTGCCCGGCGCCTCACCCATCGCCACCCGCGTCAGAATGAGGGCATCACTCTCCGCATGTAGACAGCGATTGATCGATCCCCCGCAGGTCCAGACGCTCTCGATGCGGAACTGGTCGGCGAGCTCCGGGCCGATCTGCTCGTAGAGCGGCGCGGCGGCGGTCGGACTCGGGGTCGGAGTGGGAATACTGGCGGTTGTTTTGAGGGGAAGGCTCAGGCCCGCGGCCAGCAGCAGGGCACCGAGCCAGCGGACTAACAGGGTAGGGGTTGTCTCATCGGATCACTGCTCCCGGCGGAAGTTGGAGATGATGAAGGCGATCGCCGGCCCAAAGATCGCACCGATCGCGGCGGTCGCCCGGTCCCAAGCCTTTAAGCTCTTCACGGTATCCTCGAACGCGTCCATCCGATCCTTCTGCGCCACCTGGCGCTCATCCAGCCGCGCGACCACCAGGGAGGTCTCGATCACCTTGTCCTTGACATGCTTGACTTCTTGCTTGACTTCGCCGATGGCCGTAAGGATCCTGACCTCTTGAGCGTCCAGCTTGCGGGTGACGTCGTCGTTCAGGGCCATCAGGTCTCCGTCACCGTCACGTCGATGGTACCGGCAGGAGCGCGGATTTCAACAGGGACTTTCGGGCTAGGCAGCGGAGGGGGCGGGGCTGATCCTAAGCCGAGGAATTGACGAAACTGATCTTCGCTGTTGTTCACAACGTTGTAATCCATGCTTTCAGATTGGGCACCGACGGGCTTCCCGCCGGAAGTCCATTGCCACAGCGCCCAATCGGTCCAGCCTTTCGAGAGGGTATCCGGTTTCTTCGGGGCTTCGGGCTGTTGCGAAATATCAATCCCGCCCCGCGGCGCGCTGAAAATGTATTCGGCTTCCCAGAGTGGATAGGTGTTTTCCCAACCAGCCGCGACGGTCCACCACCAGGAAGCAGAGTAGACGAATACTTTTTTCTGCAGCACAGTGGTCACGCGCTCCAGCCAGATTTTCGCCTGAGCCTGGATCACGGCCTTGGTTAGCCCATGATCGAGTTCCACATCCAAGACCGCCAGATCGACCGGCCCGCACTTCGCCAAGAAACTATCAGCCTCACGCAGCGGGTTCTTGTTCGCCGGCCACAAAACATGATAGCCACCAAAGATCATGCCATTCTCCCGCGCCTGTTTCTGACTGTTGTGATAGAAGTCCAGGGATCGCCCAGCGGAGGATCCATCCTCGGAAAACCCTATCGTGCAACGGGCGACGATCCCACAGAAGCCCGCTGCCCTGATCTTCATGCCATCGATCATGCTTTGATAGCGGCTCACGTCAGCTAATGCAGCCCTTGTCATCCCGTCTCCTATGTCTCCATCGCGAAGATGGCCGCCCACTCAGGGTCATAGATCCCAGCGGCTATCCCCACGTTCGTCACCGTCTCTTCTTGCCGCATGAGGTCCCCAAAGGATGATGAGTAAGTCGCCGTAAGACCGGTGACTTCGGCCTTGAGAGCAGCTAATTGGGACATCGTTATATATATGTCGCCGTCTATGGCTAGGGACATCTTATCTCGCCAATCTTTTCAGCAGGGCCTCCGCGAACTGGTTTCGATCTGTTTTGATGCTGACCGTATCCGTGTCGCCGTCATAAATCATCCCGACGATATAGGTCGTCGAGGGATCCTCGATGTGATTGTCGTATACCACGCCTCGCGGAAGCTGCATCCCCTCCACTTTGATCCAATTGTCGGGCCGAAGTTCGTTCGGCGCAATCGCCGCCCCGGAGCTGTCGTAGATCCTAGCCCGTGGGTCCCACATCCCCACCGCATACTTTACGGTTCCCGTCACCGATGCGGCCGACCGGTAGTAGAAGTCACGCTCACCCGTGATCCCGGCGACCATCCGATCACTGGATGCGTTGCCGGCCTCCACCAAGCTCGCGATGACTTCCATGGCGTACCGGTCGGAGTCGTAGGTCCGGTTCACCGAAAACGTATTGGTCTCGATGGTCTGGGTCCGCATGAACTCGGCCACGTCCAGGGCATCATCCACAACGGTACTCGCATTGGCAGTCCCGCCTATAGCGGTTTGGTTGTGCACCCGCCAGCCTAGGGTATGCCAGTACCCTAAGCATTTGACGAGGAGCGTATCCTGTCCCTGAGCTTTGGCTCCTGGATTAATGGATCGGATGGAGGCGACCGGCCACGCGATCCACTTCAAATCCTTCTGGGCATAAAGATTTGCCGACGCGGTCGGAGCCTGACCGGCGATCAGGACCCGCACCTTTATTCCGTACCGGGCTTGGCTGAGCGAATCACTGTAGGTCCCACCTCGGATCACACCCACCCCTGCGTCGTGTCGTACCCAGAGCTGGTTGGCCATGTCGTCCAGGGAGGACATGACCTCGTTGCCCCCGCGTTGGTACGACACCGAATGGATATATCCGATCCAATCCCGGATGCCGCGTTCATTGAAGATTTCCACCTGCCGCCCCAGCCCATTGTTCAGGAAATCGTCAGCCAGTGCCCGGGTTACGAGCCGAGGATGGACCTCGAATGTGGCGGACCAATCTCCCCCGATGTCCCGGTGCTCGAAGCGTACGTTCTGGATCTGCTCAGCGCTGAAGCTCTGGGCAAACTGCTCCCATCTCTTTACCGGATTGGCGGAGACGACGATCGACGCGATCAAATCTCCTTGCCCTCCAGCTTTATTGTTACCTCATCGATAAAATCGGTTTGCTTCTGGTCGGCTTCCTTTATCTGCTCCGCCGCGTCCAGGATGGTTTTTTCCAGCTCCTCAGCCGAAGCTGGATCGAGAGACATCGCCACCGATCTGACCAAGGTCCAGCTATTTCCATCCGGCGACTTTTCGAGATCGAATGCCGCCTCGATCGTGTTCGCCAGCAGCGCCATGTTCAGATTCTTAATTCGGTACTTCATCAGTCGCTCCCGCGCAATCCGAGATATTGATTGTGGACGTAGACCTGGACCGCCATATGCATCCCTAGTTCGGCCACCATCGGGGGTGTCCCGAAGGTCGTGGGGTAGGACATCATCAGACAATACACACCAGTCACCACTCCGGGGTCGAGCTTCATGGGAGATCCGCCCCGGCCCCACCGAGAGGCAATGTATAACGTCCCACCGCTATTGAAGTACTTCACCGTCCGGTCGACCATCACACCACCATCACAGTCCAAGACGGAGCCACCCCGGAGGGCCGTCGCTCCGCTCGTTATATCTGACACTGGATCGTCCAGTTCGACGGACCACAGGTCTATCGGGATGAGGATCATGTCGTAGAGGCGCAGGGTGGAGGCGCCCGTGGTCCGCTCGGCGTGCAACTCGAAATACAGTTCCCCGCCCGTGAACACATCAGTGGAGATGGCCTCGCTGAACGGGATGCTGATTTGCCCTAGATCCACCACCTCGAGGCCCGCCGCCACGGCCGCCAGCTTGACTGTCGGGGTCTCAAATTTTGGTGAGTAGACAAAGTTTTCGTGGACGAAGGCCACCACCTTGATTTGGGTGTCCCCGACCGCGCCACCGATCTGCTGCGCCCTCACGAAGATCCGGTATTTCCCCAGATAGTCCGGCAGGACGTTGGTCCCAGTGAGCCGGGCGCGGGCGATCATCGTAGCATTGGTGGCGAATGTGCAATTGGCATGTCTACCGATGATCCCGCGTCTGTCGGTGGCAACGACCGTAGTGTCCGTCAAGAGTGCCCCTGTCCATCCCGTAGCTAAGTTGGCTCCCGTATTTAATATCAGATCACTTACGAATGACCCAGGTGAGGATTTAGCACCCAAAACAATCCTCGATGTATTTCCAAACCCCTCGCTGTTATCGCCTCCCGAGGGGGTCAAGATACGTAGATTGACCAGTGGGGAGATGTCCCCCTTCGTGGCGGCGGCCGGGATGGAGAACGCATTGGACCGGACGGCCGCCGGAGCTGAGGTTCCGTGGACAGGCGTCGTCGTCCAGGAAGACAATCCCGAGATTCGGATGCGAATGTATTGTCTCACCGCCCCATTAATGGAGATACTCACCATGTCGGTAGGCGGTTGAAACATCACGACCCACTCACCGGTCGATTTGAATAGATTGTCCGTGATGGATTGTGGGTAGATGAGTAGGCTTGTGCCCTGGACCAATGTTTGCCAGAGAGTACCGTTCCAGTATTCGACCAACAAGTTCCCCGAGAACACCCCGGCGGTCGTGATGGTCAGCAAGAAATGTCGGGTTAGAATATCTGTATCAGCGGCATTCCCCCCGAGGTAGATGATGTCCTGGACAGCCGGTACAGAGCCACTAACGCTCCATAGGGACCAGGATGCTGTGTCAGCAAAATTGGGGGAAAAAGCCGCCGCCGAATTGTCATAATTCCAGATCGTGTCGATCTCCAACCCCGCACCACTCCCCTCCCTAGCGTTTGAGAGGTGTACGGTTGTCGGGCTTGCTGGCATACCGGTGGCGTCGTAGCCCAAAGTCGCCGCCGTCGGAAGCACCCCTGGGATGCCGGAACGCCACATGAATCGATGAATGGTCACTCCGTAGTCCTCGATCAAATTGACGGCCTCGAACGGGACATCCATGAAATCCGGATTGCTGATCTCGGGGGATTGGTAGACCAGCGCGTAGCGGGGGTTGGTTTCGCCGGTCGTCTGCTGTTTGAGATAGACCGGCACTCTCTGAGTGGGATCGTTGTGGAAGCGCCAAGCCTTGCGGAGCAGCTCGATGAGATCCCTGGTCTGGGTAGCCAGGTTGTCGTGGCTTGAGCCCTTGATGTCCAAATTCCACTGCTCGGTGAAGATCTGGGCCTCCAAGGCGCCAGAGGCATCGAGTTGATGTGGGGCGAAGCGGCTCATGCCAAAGCCGCCTGCTCTGGCGATGATGCCCGTCGCGGCGGGATTGATCAGATTGACGGTCTTCGTTCCATCGGTGATCTCGAAGATCCGCGGCACGAAATCAACCCCCCAGCCAGCTTCGCATCATGGCATCGAAGGCCTTGAGATCCAAGCCACTGTTGATGTTGATGGTGGCTCCGCTGAGAACATTGCTGCTTGGCGCCGCCTGATTCGCCGGTGTGACGGTGACGGTTTCGCCGCGGGTCGCCAAGAAAGAAATGGGCACCCGATCAGATCCTTGGGGACCCATGACGGTGAATTGCCCCCCTTGCTGGAAACCTCCCGGACCTCCCACCCCTAGTTCATGAGGCACACGGATCTCCTCGATGGTGATTGTGATTGATTTGTCCGTGAGTGCCTCCAAATCATTTCGGATCGCTCCAATCATCCGCCGCGGATTTTCTAGGCTGATCCCGAGCGCCTCGGCTTTGCTGGTAGCCTGTTCGAAGGTGATCAGCTCGGTATCAACTTTTATATTCAGGACCTCCAACTGGATCGCCTCCATGAGGTCGTTCATCTCCTGTAGGTTGATGCCGCCCGTGTCGAAGGCCGTGGCGACGTCGGCCGCTAGGTTGCCGAGCGCCTCGCCGCCGGCTGCCTGGAAGATGGTCAGGTTCAACATCTGCTCAATCGTGTCCTCGAGGCCGAGCGAGAGCATCCGGAAGGACTCGGCCGCCTCGCCGGCGATGGTGCTGGTCTGCTCGAGCGGAGTTTGCAGGTCGATGATTGGATCATGGGCCTCCTTTGCCGCGGTCGTCAACTCGCGCAATCGGTCGGCCGCGATGCCAGTACCCTCCTCGAACAAACCGACCGAGATGGCCCAATTGTTGAAAGCCTCGTTGATGCCCGGCGCCCATTGGGGCAGGTCCTGCAGAATGTGGATGTAGGGCAGCAAGCCCTCAACCAGGAATCTGCCAACCGCCAATCGCCCGGCCTCGATGGCGTCCTGCCATTCGTCCTGAGCGATTTCCCATTCGCGGGCCTTGGCGATGGCCTCATCGGTCATGATCAGATTCTCGCTGATCGCCGCGGATTGCTCCCGGATGGCATCCCCGCCAGCCTCGAGCAATGGATTGATCACCGCCCAGTTGCGGCCAAAGATCTTCGAGAGAGCAGCCGCTCTCTCGGTTGGGCTCTGGATCCCATTCATCTCGTCAGCCAGGTTGGCTAGGTTCTCGACCGAGGGGGCAAAACCATTCTTGACCGCTAGTTGCAGCGCACCCCGCAGCTCGCCCACCTCAATCTTATAGTCGTCCGAGAGCTGGATGAGCCGACTGGTCTCCTCGGAGCTGGTCCCCAACGCGAGCGAGAGCTCCTTGACCTGCCTGGCGTAGTTGATGAAGGGGGTGATCGCCGCGTCGACGATCTTGACAGCCCCGGCGATCGCCGCTCCGCCTGCTGCCGCGAAGACGCCGAGTTGCTTGAAGGCGGCCCCGACCTCGCCCGCGCCGCTCTGCACCTTGCGCAGAGTCGTGGTGGCCTGGTCAGTCGCCTTCAGTACGAATTCAAGCTTCTTCGCCACGCCTCAGCTTCTGGACCGCCATGACGACATCCCATTCGTCGGGGTGGGCAGTCTTCCAATCCTTTTCCTTGCCGGGCTGACGTTGATGCCAGGATCGCGTCGCTGACCAGACATTGTAAACGGCGGTCATCCGCTCAAGCAGACCGGCCGGTTGGTCGAGCAAGCCACCGGGTTCGGGCAGCGCGCCCCAGCTCCGAGCCTGGAGGGCAAGTATAAGTTCCCTAGGCGGCGGGCTCTTGCCCTCGGCGTGGTCGGCCGCCGCCCGGATCATTCCGGGGGGATCGTTAGCACCTCGGCGACGTGCCTCGAGATCTTGGAGGCAATCCAGACGATCAACTTCGGCGAGAGCCCGCCGGGGTCGCCCAGGCCATTCAGCCATCCGAGCTCGGCCGCCAGCCTCACGGCGCCGCCGGCGTATTCGACCGATGAAATCTTGTTGATGTCGATGCCTTTTTCGCGCATACTCGCGAAGAAAGCCTCTAGCTCGCGCTGCTTGAGATCCGGCAGGTCGACGGCGAAGCCCAGCTTCTTGTGCTCGTACCTCATGGCAGCGTGGCCAGCTCGTTGATCACCGCGATTTCCAAAAACCGGGCCGCGGTCGCGTTGTAGCGAGGGCGCAAGGTCACCGTGAGAATATCGTTTCCATCGGCTTCGTCGAGCTTCGAGACCTTCTCGATCTTGGAAGCGCAATCGATCCGGATGGTCTTCTTGGTGAAGCTGGTTCCCGGTGTCGCTAGGGTACTGCCCTCGAACTGGATCCGGAATAGCCGGGCCGTCTCCGCCCGCCAATCCACCTTGCGGGCCGCGCCCACCGCGTCGTGCTCGAAGGTCAGATCGATGGTCACCTCCGGCTTGGTGATCTTATGGAAGCTGAAGAACTTGTTCCCGTCGGCGGCGAACACCGGCACCCAGCCGGTCTTGCAATTCAGGGTCATGCCCAGCAAAGTATTGGACTGCAGAGTCGTTCCGATCGTCCCTCCGATGGCGTCGATGAACAGCTTGCCCAGAGAAAAGATCACGTCCTCCACGGTGGGCAGGGTGGCGCCCCCGGCGAAGGCGTTGAGCGCCACCTGCCGGCCGATCCAGTCGGCGCTCATCATCAGCGCCTCGCCGCCAGCGCCCGAAAGCGCGAAGGCGTCCACGAAGGCATACTCCATCCGCTCGGCCTCCTGGTCGTCGCCGCCCTCGAGCGTGTAGGTGCGGATCGTGTTCTTGGCCGTGGTCGGGAAGGTGTAGGTGTAGATCTTCCCCGACCCGGCTCCGTCCGCCACGCCGGTCTCTACCAGTTTGACCCCGGCATTGAGGATGTGAGGGAGCTGCTCGAATGTGGCCGGCACCTCCTCCATCGCCAGGGCCGCCAGCAGCTTCGCGGTGAACGTCCGGTCCTGCCCGCTGATGTAGCCGATGTCCTCTTCGACGTAGGTGACTTCCCGTTGATCCTCGATGGTACCGAGGCCGCGCCAGATCGTCGTCGCGGCGCCCGGTGTCCCGGCGGTGACTTCCTTGAACAGCTGTATCTTTCTGAGGGCGCGAATTCCCGGCATGGCTTACTCCTTGGCCTTGGCTTTCGGCTTTTCGTACAGACCGGAGGCGAGCAAGGCTTTCTCGCCCCCGTGCCGCTTGACTTCCTCATCGGTCAGGTCCCGGGCGGGCACGTCCGGCAACGAGCCGCCGTGGCCGCCTCCGGTGTAGATCAGTCCCTTGTCAGGCAACATTGGATTGCACCTTCACTTCCTCGACGATGAAACGGAATCCTAGGGTGTCGACGCCCCCGTAGCCCAGCGGCCCGAAGGTATACGAGATGGCGCCGAAGGTGTCGATCGTGAAGTTCCACTTGTTGTCGTCCTTGAGCTTCAAGAATAGCAGGTTGGGCAGGATGTCGGAATAGTCCATCGCCTTGTCGAAGTCCCTGGGCAGGTCCTTCCGCATGACGTGAATCTCGATGGCGATGTTGTGCAGGCCGGTCTTCGACCCGGCCGGCGCCATCCGCCAGGTGCCGCTCGAGGGATAGCTGATCGCGAAGGGGAAGGCGTTCATCTGCTCCGGCGGCTGAGAGGGAGCCTTGCGGATACCTGTCAGGGTGGCCACGTAGGTCTGGACCTGGGCGATGACGGTCTCGAGCGAGGCCATTCAGCGCGCCTCCCAGCGATCCTTCACGTCCTGTTCGAGCCGGCGCAGGAAGCCCTGAACGCTGCTCTGGGTCTGCTCGACTGCGCCGCGAAGGAAGCGCCGGGGTCTCAGTCCGCCGCGCTTGCCGATGATGCGCGCCACTTGGAACCCGCTGGCGAATCCGTGGCGAGAGGCCCACACCCCGAGCGCGTGTCCAGGCGGCCAATGGCCAGGCTTGTGCGGCACCTCGGGATCCCCCTCGGATCCCGTCCCGTACTCTTGATAGGGCGCGTAGTGGACCGGGGTCCTCACCTTTCCAAAGAGTGGCACTTGGGCGGTGTCCACCTCTCCGACTAGGCTGGATCTCAGCCGCCCGGTGTCGACCGGAGCCTCGCGCTTGGCTTCGTT